ACTACGCCGAGTAGATCCGCTGTACCAAATGTATCCATTTTTGTTTCTCCAGAAACAGAAAAGCCCCTGTTTTAATGCAGGGGCTTTTTATTAATTCAATTAATTTACGATTAACCCGCAGACTGCAGACTGATTGGTGTGCCGACAAATGCTGTTAGCTTTTGTGCGTCTGTTGGCGTGCCATCCCATTCGATCAAATCAACATTGAACGTGCCGCTTTTGTAGGCCTGCGTCACTTCATCGCCGCCGGTTGTATCAATCGGCGCAACGGTTAAGCGCGTAGCAACTTCGCTGCCGTCTGTTTCGGTTGGGTCCCACGGTACAAATTTACCCGAGGCCGCAACCTGACCAAGAGGCGACAACGCTGGAAGGTCGTGGCCTGACGCGATTGTGATTTCTGTTGTTGCTGCTTCATCACTGCCTGAGAAGCGGTTATCAGGAACGTAAGTTTCCATTATTTATCACCTGTTACTTTTTCGTAGTTTGCAACCAGAGAATTACCCGGTTGCGCCGTGGTTGCTTGATCCGCCCCGATATTAGGCGCTTGCTCATTAGCCATTGCGTCAGCTAGGGCATTACCCATATCAGAAGCGTCCGCCTTGGCGATCTCTACCGTTGCCAGTAGCGCTTTAGCATTGTCCACACTCATGGAAGTATTGAATGCTAAGTGATTAGCGGTTGCCTCGCGGCCCTTCGCCTCTTCACACTGCATAATGCCTGCAATACGCGCCTGCATTTGTGCCGCTGCATCTGGCTCGTTATCGCCTGAAGACTCAGTCACCGGAGTATTTTCCGATGCCTGAACTGTTGGCGCATCTTCACCCGCCGCAGGGCCGGTTGCGTTGGGCGTTTCCGCCGCTGGTTTAACGTCTGTTTTAGACATACTCGCTCCTATTGAGATTGTTCTGCCCTGCGTGGACAGCTGTTCTGAGAAAATAGATACCGCATCGATACCGTTTACCAATTCATCCGCAAAGCCGACATCTACCGCCGCTTGACCGCGATACACTGCCGCTTCGGTCGCTAAGACTGCATTAACATCAAGCCCCATATGATCGGCCACCAGTTGCGCAAATTCGTTACGTAGGCCGTCAGATTCCGCTTGAAAACGATCTAGCACATCAGCACCCAGCGCCTCATAGGGATTACCATCGACTTTATGCGCACCAGAGTGGATAAGCGTCACTTTTACGCCGTCTTCTTCTAGCTTTTTAGACATATCCGCATGAGCCATGACTACACCAACCGAGCCTGCTATGCCGGTTTGAGTAATTAAACGGCGATGCGCAGAGCTTGCCAGCGCCATACCTGCACTACAGTTCATGTCGTAGCAGAGAGACCAGAGCCGCTTTCCTGCCTTATCTGCCATCACTCTTAATGCTTGCGATGCATCAAAACAGCCAGAGACCTCACCACCAGGCGTATCGTTATCCAACAGAACCCCCAAAACTGCAGAGTCTGCAAACGCTAACGATGCCCGCTGAATAATGCTGTCATAACCCGTCATACCACTAAATGAGTTTAAATAACCCGACTTATGAACCAGCGTGCCTTTAACCGGCAAAATAGCTACACCGCTTACAACGTGATATATAACTTCTTTTTCGCCATATCGATTAAGCCGCGTTCGGGTTACTGTTTCGCCGCCACTATCTAGTCGCTGACTACCACCCCACGCCGCCGCCGACTGCCGCATTTTCTCACCCGTAAGGATGGTGCCTTCGTTGTCTTGCAGTTCTAAAATGCCCAGCCGTGGCGCTAGCGCACTAAAAAAAGTGCGCGCGTATCCAGGCTCTAACAGTAGAGGCGTGTTAAGCACTCTACTGGCTATATGTGCCATGTTTTTCATTGTTTGGTTTCCTGAATTGCAGGCATAAAAAAACCCGCACGGGGCGGGCTTTATCATTATAAAAATAAGCAGCTAAGCCGCCGCCGAACTGTCCGGCAGATCCTCTGCAAATTTATCGTTTTGCAACCAAGCCGGTTTTGGCAGGCCAGCCGCAGCGCGTTCGTTTTGCTCTCGCACTTGTTGCTTAAAGACTTCTTGATAATCAAGCCCCATTTGTGCGAGCTCTTTCTCGTACGTGCTAAAGCCGTATTCAACGCGCATGACGGCTTCTTTTACGTCTTTGAGGCCGTCGATTGCGAGGCGACCTGTGCCGATAAACTCGCAGTTACACCATGCGCCGCGCGCTTCGTAGAAATTTCGCTTAGCACCTTTGGGCAGTTTGACAATACCGCTATGCAGGACATCTTCTAAAAACAAGCCAAAGATGATTGCACCTTTGCGGGCGGGGATGATTTTTCGCCGCCCCATAAAGTAGCGCCACTGCTCTAGCATTGACGCCCGCGCGGTGCTGTATGACAAGCCCGAGAAATCTTTGCTTAACCCTTCTTTTGAGAGGTTGAGCCCTGCCGCGATCCAGCCAAGTACGCCGCTTTCTAGTTCAGAATAGCCATTATCTACGTTGCCACTGGTGCGCAGGTTTAGGCGTTCATTAGGCAGTAGCTGCAACGCTTTAACACCGTCACCGATATTAAGCGCCCCGCCTCTAAAGTTGTTAACGGCCAGCATGTAGCTCTCTAGCGTCGCCTCAGTGGAGTCACCCCCAATCAACGCCATGCCTGCATCTGGACCTAGTTCAGATTCCAGTGTTACTGCATACATTGCGTTAACGATGGCGTTTTGCAACTTGGTATGGTGCATTTTCGGCAGTATTTGCAGCTGCTCTAATACGCTAAGAAACTGGTTTGCACCGCGCGTTTGGCCGTCTTCTGTTGGTTCAAATATGTGGATTATTTGAGGCCGACCAAAACTGGTTTCACGGTTGATGCGCTTCCAGCTATGGCCCATACCATCGCCTAGCCCGTAGGCTGAGGTTTGGCCTTCGCGGATGTTGTACGCTAATGCCGCACCGTGGGCGTCAAATTCGATACCGCCGTGCATCGAGTCTGTATCCATGCTGTTGCTAGGGTTACAAACCCGCTTTGGCGATATGGATTTAATGCAGGTTTTAATTAACGATCCCGGTCGGTCAATCCATTCAGCTGCTGCAAAATCCTCGCCCAGTCGGGTATGAATACTGACCGTTTCACGCATCATCATTGTGAATGTGCGTTTACGTTCTGCATCTAAATAGCAGCCGGTTGGATCTTCTGCTACTTCACGCCAAAGCTCTTCTACATCACGAATAAACGCGATTGCGTCATCCTCGTTAACACCGAGCGTTTCCCAGCGCGGCTTGTAACTTAACCGGAAGCTATCACCGACGATGTTATCAATGTGTAGCTGTACGCCGTTGGCCGCAAATGCATTGTTACGCACAACATCTTCAGCACGGGCGTTACCCATTTTAAGGTCGGGCAGCAGTGCGGCATCCGCTGTTTTAAGACCGGGATACCATTTTGATAATTGGCCACCATGCCCAGCACCCGCACCTTGGTATGCGCTCATGCTTTGCCGCAGCGGTGCGCCATCCAGCCCGACGATTGCTTGAGGATCATTCATAAATAAACCCCCATTGGTCGGCGTAGTTTGCCGCTGCCGAGCTCTGATTCTAACTGCTGAATGTAGCTTTCTAATTGATAAAGGTTGGCTTGGTTATACTCAACAGAACGCCCATCTTTTTGCACTTTAACGGCCTTTGTGCCGGTTATAATCTGGTGTTTTGCTAGCCGAGCTTGTTCTAATTGAGTTTGTGTTGCCATCGTTTTACCCATTCATCATGCGGCCCAGCTCTTTAAGAGAAAGACCTTGTTTTTTCGGTGTTGGTTTTGGTTGTTGCAGCGCTTCTGGTTTAGATTCCTGCAGCAATTCAGCACCGCTTTCATACGCTGTATCAGTATCAATGCTTGGTCGATGATCGATACTTGTTATCAGATCATCCGGCGATTGATCGCCCAGCATATCGACTTGTATTAATGCGGCGCGCTTTGCTTCCCACCATGATTTCTTTTTAAGGTGCAGTTTTTCAACCATTGCGCAGTGGATCAGATAACATTCGCAATCCCATGCCTCGATAGCTGTACCTGATTTTTGTTGCCAAACCATTTTGCCGCGTTGAGTACGCGACGGCGCTTTGACCTCGCCCGTTAGCTGATCAAAATAATCAGTACGGACCGATTCATAAAAATGCATTCGACCTGCGCCCGTGCCAGATAATTTCAACCGCCCCGCAAGCGTATCCTTGGATAACTGCGTACCAACTCGCCAAAGCTCTAAACCAAATCGATCTGCCTTAGTTTTAGTTGCGTTTAGGTCAATACGGCGGGGAAGTGAAACAATCGGCGCATCAGCTGAAGTAGCACCTTTGATTGCGCGGATTTTTACGCCTTTACCCTGTCTTGATCGCACATATGAGTACGTAGCACCCTGAGTTACACCGTCACTGGTATCAATCTCCATTGCATCAATGGGAATAAACGCCCCGCACTCATGCTGATAGCAACCAAATACCATGCGATCTAGCTCAGACCAGACTGGATCGTTAATGTCGTTAATGTCGTTTTTGGCCCAAATTTCACCGAAGAAAACGAGCCAACTTTCTTGTGCTTCGCCGTAGGCTCTAATAACGATTGCAAGACGATCTCGCTGTACGTCAACCGTCATCAGCAATACTAAGCCACCATCTGGAACAACCAGCTCTTGATAATCTTCTGCTTTAGCCCGCAATTCATCAGCCGTGGCGTTATCGTCTTTGTATTCGTAACTTTGGCCAAGCTTCTGGTTTGTGAATTTAATCAGTAGGTTTTGGTTGCCTTTTTCTGACTCTGCCTTGGCTGAGAGATATTCTTTAACAACATCAGCTAAGCTAGTACCTGGCATACAAACGTACAGCTCAGACAGACCCATAAAACCAGCTTTGCCTGTAAATTTTGCTGTAGGCGTCCAGCCCGCGTTAACGTCACCTCTGTTATATGCATCAAAACAGGTGCTTCTTATGTTCGTTTGGCGCTGATAATCATCCCATTCCGTGCCGCAATGCGGGCAGACATAAACCGCTGTATCAGGATCAGCTTTGCCGTAAATAGGATGGCTAGAATCTAGGTTATCAGTACTCCAAACAACGTTTGCAAAATCAAGCACATGCGAATCACCGCACTCATGACAAACAACAGAAAGCACCCTCTTATCAGTTTGCTCTAATCGAGCCTCTGTTTTTGACAACCCCTTTACTGCAGGCGTTCCACCTACAACAAGCAGCGACCCGATATAACGCTTTAATCGCTCCTCAATATTACCAATCGCGTCACCCTGACCCGCTACGTTATCAGCAGTATCATCTGGTTCCTCAACAATCCCCAGCCCAACCTTGGACGTGGATTTTACGTTACCCGGCGAATTAGAGCCGACCAATTTAATAAACCCGCCAGGGAAAGATCGGTTATCCCAGCGCGCCCCTGACTTACGGGAGGTGCTAACATCCATCCGACCATTAACCGATGGATTATCCTGAGCAGTTGGCAAAAACTTCTCATCGTGAAAGTTTTTCGCATCACCTGTTTTTGCAAATAACGCTAGGATCGGGCAGGGATTAAACTCGCCCTCAGCAATCGTTTTACAGATAACACCAAGCAAGAAAAACGTCCAACCAATTTGAGCCGCCTTCATTAGATCAACTTCATTAACCGACGGATCATCAAACGGCGCACAAACACCCAAGAAATAAGGGGTGTAATAAAAATCGTATTCACCAAAGTCAGGCAATACAAACTGTGTTTCTAAATATTCCTTTGTACTAAGTTTCTTCGGCGGATTGAACAGCTCCGCCACTCTCGCCGTCACTTCCGCCAAGTTTGAGCGCATAGTCTCTAACTCGTTCGATTGCAGCTCCAGCATGTTTTTCCACCATTTCCGGAGGAAGCTCTACTTCTAACTGATTATTCATATCATCACGTAAACGCTCAAACGACTGCCTAAACTGTCGTGTCGCATACATCGACCAATCAGCTAAAAAACTATAAGCCTCTTCCCTATTTATCGTATTCTCTAATTTTTCGTGATAGTCCAAACGCATCAGCGCCGTTTTAGTTTTCTTTTCTTCATACGTGGCCTGAGCGACATCAACCTGCCCCTCACCACCTCGACCCGCAGCCTGATCTCTCAACTGATCACAATACTCAGTCAGCCATTCACCAAACGTTGCGCCCTCAGATAAATTCCCCTTTTCAATCTGCTTGCTAATCGCCTGTTGCGAAACACCAACCAACCGAGCAAATGCTGTTTGACTAGCTTTAGCATTCAGATTCAAAGTTTCCATAAATCACCAACAATCAACCACTTACCACCACAACCCCCTATAGCACCAGATATCTGCGAAAATTTCGCGCTACTGTGCCCCGTATAGAGCTAGACCTCCCAAAGGACCCGTTCATTTTTCTGAGTCTGCCCAACCCCACCATAGAACCCATGCACAAAAAAAGCCGAGCAAAGCCCGACTTCTTTAAAGATCTACACTCAACCTATCTATGTATCCGGTGCTGGAAGCTCCCGACTTTCGCGCCACTTGCGTATTGCTGCAAACCTATCATCACACTCATCTATCACGTCTAGCGCTGGTTCTATATATTCCACAGCATCGCCATATGTATTCAGCGGCAAAGATGGAGGCAGGCAAGGCATTGTTAAGCTAACTGGTGGGAATTCCGGCGTACTTACCTGCTTGACGATGTATTCTGTTTTGCAGCCGCTGAGCAATAGAGCCAGGCAAAACAGCATTAGAATTTTCATCATCGCTTAACTCTTCTTTAGTTTTTTGTTGTGACGCTCTACTCTGGCTTTCTCTGACCTGCCGCGCCTTAGCTAAATCAGCAATCAATTGCTCATCCGCTTTCTTGTTTGCTTTTAGCTTTTCTATCTGCAGATTAGCCTCATTGAATGATTGCTTATATTGCGCAACGGCTTGCTCTGCCAGTGCTTTCTGCTCAACTTGATCTAGTAGCAACCAAACACCCAGCCCTATCATTACAATAAAAAGAATATACGTACGCATCACTTAAGCCGCCCCATAAACCATTCACTGATCGCCCCGCCTTTTGAATCCAGCAGATTTAAAATAGGCGAAAACATAAAACCAATCGCAATCAACATTCCATCCCTGCCGGGGAAATCAGTAGGGATAGACGGACCGATCATGATCACAGTAACCGCGCCCAGCAACACAAACATAATCAAGCCTTTTAAATTAAACGGCTTTCCCTTGTT